AGCTTATAAAAATCAGCGGGTAAATTGTAAGTGTCTGTGTTCGGAATAAGCGCAAAGCTTGTATTGCTCAAAAAGTAGTCGTTACCAAACTTCTGAACTAATAAATCGTAGAGTTCAGCGATAGAGGTGTTGATAAAACCAGTTAGCTCATCGTTTGCAATGTATTGTGAATTTTGCATGTCCGCTCTTTGTCGGACTTGGGTTTTTAGTTGTGCGAGCGTTAGTGTAGCCATACATCCCCAAAAAAAATCGGGGGGCGTGACCCCCCCGTTGCCGTTTAGCTTTCGCCCTCTTCTTCGCCTTCTTCTTCCGTCTCTTCTGAGTCTTCACGACACATGGAGACGAAATTCTTGAGATACTCGGCAAATTTTTCTACATCTTCAGCCGCAATGGCTTTCATGATGAGCTTTGCCTGAGACATCATAGCTTCTTTGTAAGCATCCGCTTCTTCTGGCTCTTCCTTAGGCTTCATTTCAATAGGCTTTGGTTCTTTCATTTTGGAAAGAACTTCCATTGCTACTGAAGACTTTGGAGCGTCCATTTTCTTCGAGCTTACAATTATCGCCGCAAGTTTTTTAGGGCCACCCATGAGCATCATGGTTCACCTCTTTCTTACGGATTAATTGTAGAGTTCTTAAATACCATTGTTATGTAAAGCGTGGTTGCTTCTGTTGTAACATCTGTTGGTGTTGCACCCGTCAGCAATCGGAAATCGATTTGCTTTGAAGCAAGAGTTACAGCGTTAATTTGAGGATTCAAATCCTGAGCTGTAGCCTTTGCTACGACAATGTGACACGCCAACAATTCAGGCCAAGCATCTTCCAAAGTGATTCTGAATGCTCCCGTTCCAGTACGAGCAACTGAGGCACCAAGGATGGCGTTTGCTGTAACACCTCCAGTACCTGTAGCCACTGTCACAGAACCAGCAAGCACGCTCACTTTGTAATCTAGCCCTTGAATGTTTTTCATGTTTCGATCTGCCATTTAATTTTCTCCTTGAAAAACCTAAGGGGCCGAAGCCCCTCTAGGTCATTATCTATTAGCTAGCTAGAGCAATTCGCGCATTGTAACCAGGTGCCGAGCATCCTAGCTGTGCATAGTATCCTACGCGCACTTCAACTGCATCTGAGCTTGCTTCTCTGAGCATTTTGTTTCCGTCGGAATCCAAAATACGAGGCGCATCGCCCAAGGAGTACAGACCCCAAGCGTCCATTTGAACAAAGTAAGCAACTGCCGCAGGACAGTTTTGATCACCAATACAAATGACAGGCTTTTTGTTTCCATCGATCATGACGCCTTTGAACGAAAGTTTAGCTTCGTAGCCAGCATCAACATCAACATACTGAACTTTAGAACCCAAAGCTTTTTTCAAGTTTGAAAGGTTCGCAAAGCTCATGAAGCAGTAGTCAGGGCTTCCGCCTTCTCTTTCAAGAAGTGAGAGACCATCGACAAGAGCTTCTTCGATAGGTTGCGAAGAACCATCGTAACGAACGCCACCCAAACGAGTGCTGTCCGCAGTTCGGTCAACGCCAAAGAATGAAGTTGCAGTTACGGATGAAGGTAACCAAGCATCCAAGCCTTTTACTTTTGCATTCAAGTCACCTTGAACGAAAATGTAGTCAGCAGCGGTCAACCCCGTAATGGTGTTCAAGTTAGCGCCAACTGTCATCGATCCCGCAGAACGGTTGATTGCAGTAACAGTCAAAGGACCACCTGCTCGGGTTGCAGACAAGTCACCGGTGAAGTTGATTTTCATTCCAACTTCAAAGTTAACAACATCTTGTGCAGTAGCGAGTGTCAAAGTAGTACCAGTAACGGTGGCGTTAATACGGCCAATCGCACCAGTTCCATCTCGATAAAGAGCAGTTGCCAAAGATCGAGTAGCAGCTTGAATAGCGCCATCAACTTCTACAGTAACGGCTTTCATGAAAGCGCCACGATCGTTTTGCGAAGCTTCCAGGGTCTCGTTATCAATCGAAGCCAAAGAATAATCTTTGTTTCTAGTAATGGTGAATCCACTGAGTTTTGATTCGTTTTTGTTTGCTTGAGCAGTTGCAAAAGCAGCCGATCGACCTGTGGGGTTACCATAGATAACCGGAATGGGCATGTTAGAACCCACAAAATCAGTGTACTTTGGAACAAGTGCCAAGAAAGGGTTATTCTTATACACCATGTTTTGCATAAAACCTTTGGTGTAATACTGCTTCAGCGCTGGGGCGAAGCTTGTCAGATCTAGTGCCATTTTAAACTCCTAAATTAAGTATTGAATCTAAGCAGAGATGCGGCTTCTCTGAGACGCTCTTCTCTGGTCAACTCGCGATCCATTCGCGGTGACGATTCTGTTTTATTTGTTAGTGTGACCCGCGGTTGTGTAGATTCTGCCTTTGCGGGAGCTTCTTCTGCCTTAGCTTCAATAAGAAATTTAGATGCAAATTTTGATTTGTACTTATTTGTACGGGTGAGGCGAGCTGCATCTTCCTCTACCTTTTTCTCAAGGTAACCTTCAACCAAGTCAGCCGCCTCTTTCAGTGAAAGAATGCGACCAGTCTGATCGTATTGCTCCTCGATGACATTATAGACTAAATCTTTTTGATCCAAAGATTTAATTAACTCATGGTCCGTTGACGTATCAATGAAAGCACCGATTTCAGCTTTAAATGCGTTTACGGCGTATTCCTCTTGAGCTTTTTGAGCTTGGATTTCTTTTTCTTCATTTATCTTTCGATACCCTCCGAGTTCATTTTTTAGCTCTTCGAGTTGTTGCTGCAGCGCAAGCAAGCGGTCATTTTCTTGATCGCCCGAAAGAGCCTGAGCTGTAAGATCCTCAAAGGAAATACCTTCAGACTTAAGATTTTTAAGAGGATTTTTTTTAAGGCCATCTTTCCAGGATTTGTAGCCTTCGTTCTCTCGTCGTAGTTGTTCGATTTCTTCTTTGAGCGCTTTTGCCGCTGCCTTTTCTTCCTGAAGCTTGCGCTCTTTTTTTGCGAGCCAGTTGAGTTTTTTAGTAAACTCGTCATCTTTCGGTAGCTCTTCTTTGACCTCTGGTTTTGCTGCTTCATTCGGTATTGCCTCTTGAACAGGTGTTTCCGTCGTAGTTTCTGGTTTAGTTTCGGTTGATTCTAGCGTTTGCGAAGTTTCGGACATTGCTTTCTCCTCTCAATTAAACGGTTGGCAGTGGCAGCATTTCACTTACTGGGGCAGCCTCCGGTACACCTAGGGGGGCTTGTTCAGGCATCGGTCCGGGCATAGGTGCTGGTGCTTGCATCGATTGAAGCAAGGCTGAGGCCTCCTCGATCCATCTGCGAAGTAACTCAAGTCTCTCTTCGGGAACCTTGTTTAGCTTGGCCCTCAGGTATGCGCTTTGACATTTGCCAATACCGTATTCCAGATTCTGAAGCGGCTCTGGAGCCTGATAGATTCCCTTTTTAACCATGTTATCGATTGTAGACATAATGTCCTCAACTGCTGCGTTAGCAAGGGACATAGTTGTTTCGAGATCTGGGAAGTCGAGCAGCTTAAGGCCATCTTCCCGTGAGATAAACCCAGCCTGTAGTAGCTCTTGCACATCGGCGAGTCGTCCAGCCGGTGTCTGCGATAGTGAAGAGGTTGGAAAGAGTCGCATGATATAGGAATCTTCTTCGAGATCGACTTCCTTCCAATCGATTTGCTCAATGCCTTTTCGATTAGGTACTTTGATTTTTAAAGATCCGTACTCATCCGCAATCTCTCTAGCCAAGTTAATCATTTGCCGAGAGGCCTCTAGGTACATGTTCTCGTAAGCTTGAGCCTTTAAAATAAAGCGCTCTGTTTCGAGATCGTTATAAACTCTTAGGGCTTTGCCAGAATCCAGACCCGCTGGCTTAAGAGCCTGGGCACTAAGCTGAGAGATTCCAGCGATTTCAAAAGCTCTCGAATATAAACGATCAAGCTGCGCGTAAAGATCTGGTGGAATAGCCTGAAGGAAATCATAAACAGGCTTAGTGCCTGAGAACTCTACAATCCCACCGATGTCGTTGTTTAAATGCGAGTAAACGACCTTCGCACCCTTTTCGACAAAAAGCTTAGGTACAGTGAGTCTAAGGATCTGCTGAATAGTTCTTAAAATGCGATTGATTTCAACCTGAATGCCAGTGAGCTCTTCGGCCAAGGATTGACCACGCGCCCCAAACAGTGGAGCCGACCACTGAAATTGTACGAAAGGGAAGTAGTCATACTTCCAGTCATCTTCGACAAGGATACCGTTAGGAATTACAATTGCGTGCTTTCCGAGAGCATTCTTTGAAGCAAGCTTCCAAGCTTCGATCACGTGAATTTGATCTGATAGACTTTGAGTCACTCCATAGCGCACTTCTGCATCTGGAGCGTTTAGAATCAGATTCTTTTTGGATGGAAACATATCAATGAGCACATCTCGGGGATAATACTTCAGCTGATACAGATTCGAGTATTTGCCGTAGTAGGCCTCAATATCGTCAAAGAAGAGCTCTTGGTTGTGAACTCGCTCGATTTTGATGTCCCTCTCTTCTCGATAGATCTTTGCAAAACCACCGGTGTTAAAAATGCAACCATCTCGAAACACCATGGGCAAAACTTCGTAGATCTTTGTGAGATAGAACAAGCCGTCGTTATAAGCTGTTAGTTGCTCTGCAAGCTGCTGCTGTGCCCAATCCCCACCAGAAGTCAAAAACATAGGCCGAGGTCGATTTTTACCAATCTTGTTCGTGATCGTATCCACACAGGACTTGATGACATTCAAAGTCAGGTTATTGCGCTGATAAGCGTTTGCACTTGCGGGTGCATAATCCATTGCGGAAAGCCCAAAGATGTCAGCGTTACCGTAAAGCTTCATGTGCTTAACGTTCTCTTCGGTTACATAATTTTGCTGCTTCTGAAGGAAGGTAACGATTGAGTTAACAGTTTCGGGAAGCTGATCTTTGTTTTTCTTCCACCAATAGGTATCAAGTTTTCGAGCCACAAAATCTCCTTATTTCGCAGACCAAAACAGGTCTTCGTCGTTTACTGGTTGTTTAAAATCGGGCGAAAGAAGGTTTTCGAATGCTTTTTGCTCTTTGCGATTGAGCCAGGACTGTGGTGACAATTCGGCTTCAAACTCACCACATTTAATTTTCACGAGTTTATTTTTACGGGCGAACAACAGTAGTTTTTTAAATTCGGCCAAAGTCAAAAAAGCTCCTCCTCTAGTTCTTGTTCTCGGCGCTTGGCAATGATCTGTTGAGCTTCCTTTTCCAATTCAGCGAGAATAAAATCTTCTGAATACGGATTAAGTTTGGGGTCTTTTGGTTCAAAACTCCAGTGTTTTGATTCATTGTAAGCGTAAAGCATTGCATCACACAAATCGACGGGCGTTCGATCATCTTCTAAGCCTTTGTCATTTTTTGCGACGGTCTCAAGTTGTTCGATCAAAGCGTTGCAATGAGAGAGCACAAAAAGATTTCGGTCGATAAAATCGCCGTTAATGAAAGAAATGCGAGTGGCTTTGTCTACCTTTTCGGCTGCTTTAATTGGTAGTGCATGACGGCGTCTTAGTTCTTCGGCGATAGATTTTCCAAGCCCTCCCGTATCGGCAACGATAGAAGCTATTTTAAAGCGCTCCATAAGTGATTTAGTCTTTTCGGCAATCTCCGACGGAATCATTTCCGACTGCGCTTCGCTGTGTATAACAAAGCTTTGCTTTGAAGATTCTGAGTAACTCATAACCACAAAGGCCGTGGCGTCATTAAAGCCTAAATCAATGCCAAGGATATTAGTCCAAGCAATGCCGGAGGGGCGTTCTGAGACTGTGTTCTTTTGCCGATTAAATTTGTAGAGCAGCGCATCGAGATCAAGGACCCACTCCCCAAGCCACTCTCTGCGGTAAGTTGGATTCTCTTTAGTCCAGTTTCGGCGCTTTAAAATCTCTTCCATGAACTCCCGAGCATTCGGGACAAAGGGATTGTCTAGCACTGACCAGGTAAACTGCTTAAAGCCACGCTCTTGAGTCGTAATCTCGTAAAAGAACCCAGTGGGTCTAATCCCAGGCGTGCCGTAGATGTCTAGTTCTCCATTGAAATCGACAAGGGTTGGAATAAGGATGGAATCGATCAAATCCCCTAGATGGTCTTTAAAGTCCTGCCCCTCATCAATAACGGCTCTTTTAGCTTTAATACCCCGTAAGCGTGCGGCGAAGTTCTTTTGATCTGCGCCTACTAAAAAGATCTCGGCCTTATTTGGAAAGGAAACGGTGAGAGAGGATTCACTTGGAGTGCATGGGATCTTAAACTTTTCAATGAGGTCAGTCAGAGTGGGCCAAAGAATCCTTCGGGCTGATTCTCGCGTCAATGCGAGGTATGGGTTTTGAGAGAGCCCAGTCTTTGCGGCCTCAAGTAGACGCACAGCCGCAAGGAAGGATTTTCCACTCCTTCGTGTATTTAAAGCGGTTTTAAATCGGTGAGAGTCCCGATGAAACAGCTTTTGTTTTTCGAATAGAATGTCGACGGGCTTTAGGTCTTTGTCGATAAAGCGGCGCTTGGCTTCGGCGAGAAGGTCAGCTTGCGATAGCGGTATCAACTTTTGCTGGGCGTCCTCGCTTCTTAATTGTTTCACGTGAAACATCCCCTTCTGTCTCTGCAGTCTCTTCAAAAAACTTCATGTAGGAAATGTTAGCTAAGTTTACCCAGACTTCGGCGTTTTTGGTTTTGACTATGACGCCCTCTGGCTTGTCTTGATAGATTAACTCAAGGCCGTGTGGGTGAAGATGGCTAATCCCTGAGGCAAAGTGAAAGCGCTCCGAGCCCGCAAAATACACAGACAACGACGTTTTGATTTCTTTGATTTTCATATGATGATTCTCCGTTTCGATTGGTTAGCGAAAGCTTTTTTAACAACGGGAACTGTATCTTCAGGCAAAGACATAATCTTGTCGAACCACATCACTACGTCCTCTTTCTCTCCGTGGCACTGAACTAAAAAGCTCATGCTGCTGTTGTCCGGATTGAAAGTGATGCCGAATTCATTCACAGGCTTTGAGCAGACAT